TTGGCGTTGGTGGCGGTGTATTGCGTGGTCTGCGTGGCCTCCAGTTGCTTGGAAGGGACGAGGACGCGGACTGTTACGGTCATTGGAACCCCTGGATGTTGTTGGACACGGTGACGATGATGGACGGAATGCCAGGATGCGGAGCGGCGGCGGGCACAGCCAGCAGTTCAACCGACAGGTCAGTTACTGAAAACATGATCTCGACGTAATCGCCGGCCTTGAGGCTGAAGAAGTAATTGAGCGCCGAGAAAATCTCGGCGTTGTTGTTCTGGATTCTGATCTGACTGGCCGAGTCCGTAACGTCCGCTCCATTCTTGCGAAACCAGATGTAGAACTCGGCGGTGCCGCCACTCGTCTTGTCAAGTTGTATGGACAGTTGCAGGTTGTAAATGCCGTCCGTATCCACGTTGATGCGCGACTGCGGGGAACCGCTCAGGAACACGCCGGATGACAGGTCCGTGGTGTTCAGCGTTACTTCCTTGGCCGTGTTGATGGTCGTCGCGGTTTGCGTGGCGGTGCTGTAAAAAGACCCGTAGCGCGACCGTTTGAACTCACGCGGGGGTGGCGCAGTGGTCAGCAGTTCCAGCGCCGTGCGCATCTGCTCAACGGCGTCCAGCGCCTGCTGCGCCTTGGCCTCGGCTTGCAGCGCGGTGTCCTGCGCCAGTGTGGTCACAGCGTCCAGCGCCTCGGTGGCCTTCTGATCGGCAGTGCCCGCAGCGATGGCCAGATCCACCAGCGTGGTGGGCTCCAGTTCGCGCACGTTTGAGAACAGGCGCTCGAACTGCCGCACCTGTTCATGGTCTTGCAGGAACGACGCGAGTTGATCCCGCGTGAGGTTGAGTTTGGACGCGGCCATCAGTACGCCAGCGCCTCGATCTGCGCCTCCAGGCGGGCGAACGACAGGTGCGCCTGACTGTCACCCCGAAACCGCTGCATACGCCAGTGGCGCATGGATCCCTGCCGTAGCCACACCAGGCGTTTCGTGCGGTTGCCGATGGCCCCGGCGCGGATGTAGTGATCCTGGCCCCAGGCCGAGCCATCGAGGGAGTAGCTGGTGCTGATCTGCGGGTCCAGCCCCAGCGCCACGCGGCCCGTGAGCGCCACCAGTTCCAGTTCGTGGAACAGGGCGCCGCTGCCGGCGTTGTAGACGATGATCGTGCCGAACTCCCAGCGCACCGTCTGGCCCCAATGGTCGCTGCGCGTGTCCACGAAGTGCCCGATGGCCGATGACGACGGGTCACCGATACACCATTGGTTATAGGCCCAGACGAAGTTGCGCGCCCGGTACTGCGCGAAGCCCGTGAGCGTGGTGGTCAGGGTCGTCCAGATCGGCTGGTTCAGAGCCTGCGTGGCAGCGAGGTCGAACACCACCGTGCGGTCTGGCAGATGGACGTACAGAAGCTGGTGGTTCTTGTCGTTGCGGGCCTCCAGCTTCACCCGCGCCAGTTGCGACTCGGTATAGGTCAGCAATAGGCGGTCAATCTCGTCGGTGCTGATCTTCTGCGCCGTGGCGTTCGCGCCCATGTAGACGCCGGGCGCCTCGTTGCGTCCGCTGCCCAGAAACGCGATCATCTCGTTGAAGACGCAGCAGGCAAACGTGCCGATGGCGCCCTTCTGGATCTGCGCGCCGTCGATGCGCCCGAAGGGGAACAGATCGCCGCCTACGTTGTCGAACACCTCGATGGTGTGCCGGTTCAGCGCATAGACCTCGTTGCGCAGCTTCAGCAGGGCCACCACGGGGTCAGGGTCCACCTCGGATGAACCGTACTTCAGGGGGTTCACCTGCGTCGGGTCGCTCAACTCGGTGACCACCAAGAACTCGCCGTCCGTCACCATGAAATAGCCGTCAACCCACACCACATCGACCAGCACCGTGCCCAGGTCCGGGTCCGTCACCTGCGTGAGCGTGGCGCCGTTCCAGTAGTACAACCGTCCACCGGACACGATGGCCAGGCGGTCGAACGAGTAGTCGAACGCGACCAGTTCATCCACGGGGCCGCCCACATCGCCCAATTCGGTGACGGCGCCATTGCTGGCGATGCTCACCAGCTTGGTGCCCATCACCCGGTAGAGCGTGTTGCGCCACTCGATGCCGCCACGGTCAGTGCCTGGGCCGGTGCCATCGCTCACGATCCCGTCAGCCGGCCGCAGGTAGGCATCGCTGATGCCGCTGCCCTTGGGCGTGACGAAGAAGTTAACCGGGTAGGCCGTGCGCAGGTCAGGGCCGTTGTCTGTGTAGATGCCGCTGACGATGGGGATTGCGGCCATGTCAGCAGTTCCACGCCTTCAGGGCCAGCGCCTTGCGGGTAGGCTTGCCCTTCTCGTCCTTCATCGGCCCAGGCATCCCGCCCATGCGAGCGCAGAACGACTTGCGCCGTGCGGCGTCCTTCTCGGTTTTCGGGTTCGGCGCGGGGGGCTTCAGGTTCATGCCTTGGGCCTTGGCAGAGGCGCGTCCCTTGGCATTCAGGCCGCCCTTGGGGTTCTGGCCTTCCTTGCGCGTCCAGGCGGGTGTCTTAGACATCATGCCTCAAATCGTCACGTTGCCGCTGGGCATCGGCGCCGGCGCGGGACCAGGAGCGGGGCCAGGGTTAGGTGGCAACTGATAGTCAACCCACTGCGTTTCACTCTGGCTCCACTTCCACACATAGCCCTCGACCGGCGCGGGCTCCACAGGCCGCACCACCCACCCGGGCGGGCACCACCAGACCGTTTCCTCGCCTTTTCCAGGCACAGGAGGCTCAGGCACCTCCACCCAGCCGGGTGTGCCGTCCGTCTCAGGCTTCGGGATGGAGCCGTTTTTGCTGTAGAGCGTCATAGCGTCGGGAAGGCTGCGGTGGGGGTAGAGGTCGTGCGGGCGTATCCGTTTGTGATGCGGACATCCTGCAAGTAGCCATTGAGCACCGCACCAGCCACGCGGTCAGCGCCGACATACAGCACGTTCGTCTGGTTGAAGTTGTCAGTCACCGCGCCTGCACTTGTGGCATCAGTAACCCCGTCCAGCCAAATTTTCAAATTGCCCGCTGCCGTGCCAGACCGAACCACCGCAAAGTAGTACCAAGTGCCGGATGCCAGAGAGGTAGCGCCTGTCAGTTGCGTGGCGGTGTAGCTGAACTGGAGCTTGTTGCCCGAGGTGACGTTGACCGACCAGCCCGTGGTGGCCGTGCCCTTGCTCACCAGCCCGTAGGCCACGCCAGTAGCGTTGAGGTACACCCAGCCTTCAATGGTGAAGTCGCCTGTGCCAATGCGCAGTTCCGGCTTGTCGATGACGGTCACATAGTCGCCCGTGCCGTCAAACGCCATGCTGGTTGGTGACCACTTCGCCTGCGTGGTGCTGACCTGCGCATTGCCCACGGTCTGACCATCGTTGATCGTGGCCGCGTCATAGATGCCTGCGTTGGTGAAGTTCAGCAGCAGGCTGGTGTTGGTGATGGCGGTGAGAGGCGTGGTCGGCGGGGTGAACGCTGCGGTGTAGACGGCGGTGCCTTTGACGATGCGCAGGTTGCTGATGTAACCATTCCAATAACTTGTAGGTGAAGCACCGGTTGCGCCATCGCCATATCGTCCTATTGATGTTGCGGCGTTAGCGCCCGTTGTTCCAGATGATGTGCCTGACGCGGTTTGTGTTCCATTCAAAAACAATCTGAATGTATTGCCACTTCTGGTAATTGCAACATGGGACCATACATTAGTTGGTAACGTTCCACCCGTAATAAAGACAACAGAATCACTAAAAGGTCTCCACCAAAATCCTAAAACACCTGCTGTAGTTGCAGACAAAACATATTGATCAACACCAATAGACTGAGGCCAAAGGGCAGCAATAGTTGTTATTGCGCCGCCAAAACTATTTGGATTAACCCATGCTTCTATTGTAAAGTCCGTTGCCGAAGTAGATAGTGATAGGTTTGTGTTGCTTGGTGCCTCAAGGTAATCCCCCGTCCCATCAAAATACCCACTGCCCCCATACGAGGCCGTGCTGTAGGACGCTGGCGGGTTGAACGGCGCGAACTTGCTGATGCGCGTGTCACCATTGCGCGTGATGGCAAAGGCGTTGGTGCTGTTGTCAATGAAGCGGTTGTCCTGCAAGCACAGCAGGGAGGTGTTGGTGATGGCCGTCAGCGGGGTGGTCGGCGGGGTGAAGGCTGCAGTATAAACGGCAGTCGTTGCAAACCGGACGTTGGAGATGTAGCCAGCAAAATCTTCCGTCGCGCCACGGTTTTCGCCAATGCGCAGTTCTTCCGTTTGGTTGAAGTTTGTGCTGACAGTACCCTGACCGTCGTTCGTGCCGTTGATGTAGAGCTTGAGTTGGTTCGTGCCTGTGCCTTCGCGCACGACAGCCACATGCACCCAAGTGTTCGCCGCGACAGTGCCGGTGGAGTCAATGTTTGTCGTGGTGTCCGTGAAGCGCAGCAAGTTCCCAGACGTAATCTGGAATACGAAGCCCGTAGACGCCCCGCCCTTGGCGTAGATCGTGTGCGCGGCCCCGCTGGCAGTGCGGAACACCCATGCCTCAATGGTGAAGTTTCCAGTTCCAGGTCGAAGCGCCGCGTTGTCTGCAACCGTCAGGCGGTCATCAGTCCCATCAAAGAAACCGCTCCAGTACCCCGTGGGCATGTACGGGTTGAACGACCCCTGCGTGGTGTCGCCGTTGCGGGTGACGGTGAAGTTGTTGGTGCTGCTGTCGAGGAACGTGTTGTTCTGAGCGCCGTTCGTTGCGCTGGTGTTCAGCAGCAGGGGGACGTACTCGAAAAAGGGATCGGTGGCCGGCGCAGGGGTTGCCGCAGCCGGCTTAAAAAAGCGACTCCGACTTGTCGAGCGCGTCACCGGAAACATCAGTACCCCTCGCCGGCCATGATGTGAAGCGACCCGCCACCAGCCGGGGCGATGTACGCCACCACGTTCTGGTCTTGCGCTTTCGACAGAACGATCTGCGTGGATGGCAAAACGGGGTAATCGGCAGTCGTGGCCGTTGCCGAGCCTTCGCCCACGCGCACGTAGGCCACCACCGTTGAACTCAGATTGGTGATGGCCAGCGCCTTGCTGCCACCGCCCACCGTGCTGGATGCGGACGCTACGCCTGGCGACACCGTAACGCCGCTGCCGTAGGCCGGGTTGAATGCTGCTTGGACTGCCATGTGTGCCTCGTCAGGAAATGCGATACCAGGAATTGGTCGGCTGATAGAACCGGAGCCGGAAGAAAGCATTGGCCGCCAGCGTGGTAGGCGCACCAAACGCCGCAGTCGCGCCATTGAGCCCCACGGCAAACGTAGTGATGGTCTGCGTGGTCGTCACCAGAATCTCAGTGCCGTCAGGCGTCGATGTGTTCAATGGCAGCGTCACGGTGCCGGCGGCCAGCGTGCCGGCAGGTTGCAGCAGAATCCACTGCTGCTCGCTGATCGGCGTGGGCGCCGCGATGTTGAAGCCCGTGGAGGGAACGTACAGGTTCACCGCCACCGTAGGCGATGCGAACTGCTGCTGGAAGTAGGACAGCAGGGCCGACATCGGCAGGCGCCGTGCGTCCCCGTTGTTCGGGCTGTAGACCGG